TTTTTTGTGCGCTCCCCCACAAGAGGGGGGGCCCCCCAGCCGCACCGGCAGGCTGCGCCAGTCCAGCAGATGGTAATACTGGGCAAAATCGCAGATAAGCTTGTCTTTCCCCTCATCCGATGCGATCAGGCCGGAGAGGAAGAAGAGTTTTTTCCGGCACGGAAGGATTCCATCAGCTCGCCGAGAGCGTTGCTCAGGGCAACGACCGGTACGCGGCCGTCCTCGGTGCGCAGGTGGTCATAGAGCTTCTTTGCCTGCGCCTTGCCCATCAGCAGGCGGATGGTGCGGCCCAGAGACAGGACGTCGGCGTCCTGCACCGCGGCCAGCGCGTCCAGAAGCTCCACATTGTCCAGCGCTTCTTCGCTGAGTTCGACAGCAAAGCCGTCCTTGGTTTCAGCAGTGATCATGCCTTGACCTCCTTAGCTTCTTTGGCAGCCTGCGTCTCTGCGCCGGCTGCGACGATGTACTCATAGTGGGTGTTGCCATGCTCATCAGGTACAGCGGTCAGAGTGGTGTTGTAGCCCACCGCGCCGTTGGAGTAGGTGATGTCGCCCACGGCAGAAACGGCAGCGTCCGGGATGACGATGCGCTTGGCTGCATTGTTTTTCATCACCATGTCGATGACCCAGCAGCAGTCCTGCTGTTCATCGCTGTTGGCCTTGACGGTGATGCCGGTCTCCAGTGTGCCGGTGACGTTCTTGTCGCCATACACCGACTTGAGCACGGCCGGGTTCAGCGCCTCCAGCAGGGTATAGGCGAAGGTGTCCGGCTTCTCGGTCTGCTGGGTCAGCACGGTGTCGCCGCCCCATGCGGTGGTGTTCTCGCTGGAGGGCGAGTTGGAGTTGGTCAGGCCGTCGCTGGAGATGTAGCCCAGAGACTCAAAGGCCTTGTCCAGCTCACTCTTGGCGTCGGTGGGCAGAGGCGTACCCAGCGGGGCGCGGTGGACCGCGCCGCCGACCTTGGGCTTTGCGGCGGTGACGTTCTTTGCGTTTGCCATAAGGAAAAGCTCCTTTCAGAAACTCAGTAATGCACCAGCTCGAAAACCGCCTGATAGCGGGGCAGCTTCCGGGTGGTATCGGGAAAATCGTAGTCAGTGACCAGCTTGCAGCTGACCACCTCGGGCAGGGTGTCGGCATCCAGCATGGCCTGCACGACATGGTGGCTGAGCTGGGCCGCGCTGAACTTGCTCTTTCCGTAGGACTGCACGGCCAGCGTGGCGTGGAAAAGCCCCTCGTCGTGGCCGGAGCCGGTCTTGTCCAGCACAACAAAATTGCCGGAGGGCTCCTCCGGCACGGACAGATAGCAGGGAAAACCGCTTTCCCGCAGATAATTGAGGATGATTTCTTCGATCATAGTCACTTCAGCGCTTTCAGGATGGAGTTGGTCTCGGCGTTCTCTCTCCGGGCGGAGAGAGAATCGGCGCTTATCTCAGCCACTGCGCGGGTGTCCGCCGTGTAGTAACTGGCCGTATATCCATCGCCCAGACGGCTTTGTGCCGCAAAAGCGACGGAGGAAAGGCCGTTTTGCATCTCTTTACTCTTCAGCAGTTTCCGGACACCGGAGCGGTTCAGCTCAAAGTGAAAATCATTCATACCGCTCCACCTGTACTTTCTTATCCCAGTCCAGAGGCGTGAGCTGGGTGATGTATTGCTGCACGCCGTTCAGGACGCGCCATCTCTTCCCGAAAAACTCCACAGCGCAGCCCTCCCATTTGTGAGTGTCGGCCTTGGGGATGCAAAGCTCATAAACCAGATGACGGCCGGAAAGCTGCAGCTCTGTGGGCGATGCCGCAGAGTCAACAGGCGTAATGAGCACATTTTCGACTGTGACCGGCGTTTCGGCGTAGACGGGTTCGTGAAATGCATCCTCACCGGTCTTGGTGCGCTCGTAAAGCGTGACCGGGGTGCCCTTAATCAGAGCTGCCATACAGCTCGATCACCCCCATCCGCTGGCGGCGCAGCCCCAGCCGGGCCGGCTCAGACTTCTTGATGAACAGGCCGCCGCCGGGAACGAGAAAGGAGCCGGAGGCGGAATAGCCGCCTGCGGCCTGCGTCAGCTGGGTCATGGGCTCCTGATCGGTGCTGGTCATCAGCGCCCGCGCAGCCACATCGACCGCGACGCTCTTGGCCACCAGAGCCAGTGCAGAGTCCGAAGCGACCAGTGCGGGCAGGTCCTTGCCCACCTTGCGGGCCTCAACATCAAGGCTGGCTGAGATGACCTCCAGCAGAGGGCCGGCGCGGGCCTGCTCTGCCTCCGTCATGGGCCTCCAGAGGGTGGTCATGTCGTCCACGGTGGCGTAGGTCATACCGTCGCCCTGCCTTTCCGCTTGGACTTGGCAGCGGGAGGGTCAGCCTCGGTGTCGGCCTCGGACGTGGCGTCCGGCGCGGCATCTGCCCTGTCAGGTTCCCAGTCGCCGCCGGAGATGAGGCAGTCCGTTTCGATAACAGCGCCGGTCTTTTTGTTGCGATACAGCATGGTCATGTCCTCCTTACTCGCCGGCCTTGATGTGGGCGAAGGCAGACGGGTCGAGGATGCCCCAGCCGATGTAGGCCTCACCGCGCAGATAGACCTGATTGTGGCCCTTCAGGTCGCCCAGCTGAGTATCATTGTCGGGGTTGCCGTAGCGGATGACCTCGATGGGGATCTCCTTGGCATAGCCCCACTTGAAGCAGTTGACGAAATCGCCCACAAGGGCGCGGTCGAGGCTGGAGCCGGAGGACAGGTTAGAGGTGGACTCCACCCGCAGGCCGTTCACCTCGCCGGGATTTGCGCCCCATGCCAGCTGGGGGTAAAGCTTTGCGCCGTCGGCGGTGGTCTGCTTGGCCAGAGCGGACTTGAAGGCCGGGGCCAGCACCATGCCGGTGACGTCCCGGTCTGCGCCCTGCACCAGCGCGATGGCGGCCTCAATGTTCTCATCGGGCTTGTCGCCGGAGGAGATGGTCACAGCCTGCGTTACCTTGGAGTCGAAGTGATTGGTGCCGATGACGGAGGAGGCCGTGCCGGTGCGGGGATTGACGCCGTGGAAGGCCATCAGGTCGAGGCCCTTGGCGACCTTCTTGGCGAAGCCGTCGGCAAAGGCGCTCATGTAGTCCAGCTGCGCGTCCTCGGAGGCGTAGAGGAACTCGTCGGAGATGCGGGCACCGTACTCGATCTTGATGGGGACGATGGTGATGGGGTCGACGGTCAGGCCGCCCTTGGTCTTGGCACCGTTCTCTGCCACGATGTCCACCTCCTTGTCGAGGGAGAAGGTGAACTCCTTGACGCCGTTGAAGGGGATGGGGGTGGCGCTGCACAGCTTGGCCAGCGCAGAGGCACCGGTGGTCTTCTTGATAAAGTCGGGGATCAGCTCCTCGGGGAACAGGGAGCCTTTGCTCAGAATGTCTGCCATGTGTTATTCTCCTTTGCTCATCAGGTCGTTGGTGAAGGCGCGCAGGGCATCGCGGCGGCTGCTGCCGCCTGCGGGCTCGGTGCTGCGCGGGGGCGATTTGGGGGTCTGGGGCTTGAGCAGCTTGGCGAGAGACTGGGCATCCTTGCGGATGGCGTCCTCGTTCTCACCGGTAAGCCGCTGGGAGAGGTCGAAGGGGATGCCGACCTCGTGGGCGATGCGGGTCTTGAGCTCCGACATCTCAAAGGCATGGATGCGGGAGGCATAGTCGGCATTCTGCGCCTTGAGGCCGTCGTAGTCGGCGAAGGGAGCCAGACGGTCGGCAACGGCGGCGTCGAATGCCTCCTGCGTGGTGATGGGTTCAAATTCTGCCATGAGAAAACCTCCATTCTGACAGATGCATATAAAAACAGGGCGGAGGCCCTGCTTCGGCGTAGTTAATAGCTGGTGCGCTGGCGGCGTTTCTCCTTGCCCTCGGAGCATTGCCAGCAGGCAAGGATGATGCTGTCCAGCAGCTCGATATGGCCTCCCTCGGTCAGGGAACGGTAGCCGAAGCCGCCGTTGGTGCCGATGGCCCGCTTTTCGCAGTTGGAAGCCACCTGCACAAGGCTTGGCTGTCCGGCGTGGCAGAGCGATTTCGCAAACAGTGCCTGTTCAAAGGCGGCGTTGGCAGTGATGATCTGCTTGACGGTAGGAAGGACGGGCGCTTTGAGATGGGCGGCTTTCATGGCGTCGGCCAGGAGCTGCTGCCCGCTGGCACCGTCCACCGCCACAGCGGCGAACTGGGCCTTGCTCAGAAAATCCAAAAGCCACCCACTGCCTGCCCGGGTGGGGCGGCAGTCGATGGCTTCCACGAAGATTTTGTTGTCGGCAGTCCGGACGGCGATGGAGAGCGCTGCACTGGCCCCGTCCGGGCTGAACTTGATGCCCGCATAAAGCCTGCCCTTCAGCTCGGGCAGGGCGGCGACCTTCAGCTCCTCCCATTCGGCTTTGCTGATAGCCGATTTCTGGTTATACCGCAGCCAGAGGCCGAGGCGCTGGATG